CATTTAAAGAATTAATTAGTTTATTATACGCTGGCCAAATTCCAAAATGGGATTTATCCAAAGTTAGACCAGCAGGTGCACCATTAAAAACATTTGGCGGAAGAGCATCTGGCCCGGAACCTCTTAATGATTTATTTCACTTTACAATTGCTACATTTAAAGGTGCATCAGGAAGAAAATTAAAACCAATTGAAGCACATGACATTGTATGTAAGACAGCAGAAATTGTTGTTGTTGGCGGAGTTAGACGTAGTGCATTAATTAGTTTATCAGATTTAAATGATAGAGAATTACGTTTTGCAAAAACAGGGCAGTGGTGGGAAAAACACGGACAGAGAGCTCTTGCAAATAATTCAGTTAACTATCAAGGAAAACCAGATATCGGCACATTCATGAGAGAATGGCTTAGTTTATATGATAGTAAATCCGGCGAACGTGGTGTTTATAACGGAAAATCGGCACAAGCACAGGTGCAACGAATTAACGAAAGGAACGGTAATGAAGGACAACGAAGAGACCCTGAGTACGACTTTGGCACAAATCCGTGCTCTGAAATCATTTTACGGTCCCGTGAATTCTGCAACCTTAGCGAGTGCGTTATCAGAAGAGGGGACAATGTTGAATCTCTGGAAGAGAAAGTACGAATTGCGACAATCCTTGGAACTTTTCAATCAACCCTTACTAACTTCAAATACCTCACAAGACAATGGAAATCAAATTGTGACGAAGAACGACTTTTGGGAGTATCCCTCACAGGAATAATGGACAACCCATTAACCAATGGAAAGAAAAAAGGATTGGAATCTTTATTGGAGGGGTTAAGAGATGTGGCTATCAGAACAAATAAAGAATGGGCAGAAAAGCTCGGAATCAATCAGTCAGCCGCCATTACTTGTGTCAAACCTAGTGGTACTGTTTCTCAGCTCGTTGATTCTGCTTCTGGTATTCATGCCCGCCATAATCCTTATTATATCCGAACTGTAAGAGCGGATAATAAAGATCCATTATGTAAATTTATGATGGAGGCAGGTTTTCCAAATGAACCAGATGTAATGAAGCCAACCCATACTACTGTTTTTAGTTTTCCAATGTCGGCACCAAAGGATTCAGTATTTAGAACCGATATGACTGCAATTGAACAGTTAAATCTTTGGATGAAATACCAAACTCATTGGTGTGAACACAAACCATCTGTCACTGTATCCGTTAAAGAGCACGAATGGATGGAAGTTGGTTCATGGGTATGGGAAAATTTTGATGCAGTAAGTGGCGTATCATTTTTACCATTTAGTGAACATACGTACAGACAAGCACCTTATCAAGATTGCGATGAAAAAGAATTTAAAGATAGTTTAATTAACATGCCTCAAAATGTTGATTGGACCAAACTTTCTAATTTTGAAAAAAGCGATTTTACAGCAGGATCTCAGGAATTAGCTTGTTCTGCTGATACCGGTGGTTGTGAATCCGTTGATTTAACAGAATTAATGGATGTACCAACTCAAAACGAGGAATATGCTAGTAAGTAAAGATAACGACGAAGTAATGACAGTAAGTTTAGCAGGCGGTCAGGAAGTAATGGGCCGCCTGACTACAGAAGACGGTGCTCAATACTTAACCAAAGCGATGACTTTGCAAGGAACAACGCAAGGTATAGCAATGGTTAAGTGGCCCGCAACAGGCGATAATAGTAAGGTATGGATTAATAAAGATCAGATCGTCGCAATGGCTCCAGCAGTAAAAGAATTAGCCGATAAATATATAGAAGCAACAACTGGGATAGTAGTCTAATGCCACAAGTACAACGAAGATCAGATAAAAACGACTCGGACGGTATTATTGATTTAATACCGCAGAGTACTGTTTTTGCTAATAATTTGGAAGTAGCCGTAGACGGCAGTCAAGGAACATTTCATTTTCCGTGGTCTTATCCCCATTTTGGTTCAACTACAAAACCATATGTATGGAAGACTACCGCCGGAAGTCCAACTGTTTTCGCAAACAATATTCCTGTTAATCGCCAAGGAGACCCAGATTCCTGTGGTCATGTTCGTGTTGGTGGGAGCCCAGATGTATTTGCAGATGGGTAACATGAATGGCATTCAACGACTTTAGTAATGGACTATCATCATTTAATGACTATATATCACCAACAGTAAATAACACTACTAATTTACTAGGTGATTCTAGTCTAGTAGGTGTACAAGCAGAATATAGTTATAATCTAAAGGATATGATATGTGCCTTGCTCGCCGGGCAAGGTTTACTATTACCTAATCTCCAAATTTGTCTAACAGTAGCATTAGACGAAATATTAAAAAATCCATTACAAGGTGAGTTAAAAGATGCTTTAGAATCATTACGTGATTCTATGGATTCATTTAATGAGCATACAGGCATTGATAATGTTCTTAAAAACCTTAATGGTGTTATAAGTGAAGTTGCCGCAATTGGTAGCATGATTAATTTTTGTGCTGATCCTGTAAATCCAAAAAGTATTCCTAATATGCTTGAAGGTGCTTTTGGATCTTTTTTAGGCAAAGGTTCAGATATAATAAATGCTATTGGGTCAATTGGTCCTGACAATATGTGTAATTGTGTAGGATTAGATGGTACATTTAATTTTTCTAGTTTAAATTCCGGTGCATTAAAAACAATATCTGATAATCTATCAGATATATTAGATGGTAGTTTTGCCGCAGGTAGTTTATCGAGTTTAATATCAAGTATTAATTCTAATGTTAATGATTTAGAAAGTTTAATTAGTTTAGAAGGACTATTAAATGGTGCATATAGTAACGGCGGAAGTAGTTTACACGGAGGCGAGTGTAGCTCTCAATTAGGATTACCAAGATCACAAGGTGTTGGTACTTCATTTAAAGGTGGAGTAAAAGATGCAACAAATGTCGCTAATAATTTATCTGCAACATTTGACAAATTAGGTGGTTATCCTGTTGCAGGTATAGCAGGCACAAGCATGGAAGGACAAGAATTTAATAACATTTTTGAAGTTCTTGTAGAGCCAGAAATGCTTGCATTACTTAAAAAAGGTAATAACTACGATGCACTGATACAAGAAAAAACACCTATATATGATTATTGCGGTAATATAACAGGCTATTCAACAACTACATTACACGGCGAAGCAACACCAACATCAGGCACAACCGTTGTATCACAAACTGCACCTGGTGCAGTAGGCAGTATTGGTGAAACTACTGCCGCAAGTGGAGAAGAATCCGGAGCAACTACATCACCAAGTAGTGGAACAAGTGGTAGTGGTGGAACAAGTAGTAGTTCGAGTACATCGTCGACTGCAAATGTAATTATTGTATCTAGTCAAGCAGGTTTAGAAGCATTAACAGTATTAGAAGGTGCAATAGCAATACGTGAAGATAATAATGTACTCTATGTATATCTTAATGGTGCATGGCAGATAGTTACAATTTTACCGACAACATGGCTTGATAATCTTAATACTTCATCAGGTTCTGGCATACTTGCACGGTCAGGCGATAATCCATTATATAGAACAATAACCGGTACTACAAATGAAATTACAGTTTCGCAAGGCGACGGCGTTGCAGGTAATCCAATAGTTGGTCTCTCAGATAATACAAGAATACCAGGCACAGGTGGTATAGTTATTCCTAATGGAACTAATGCACAACGTACAATAACCAATAACGGTACTTTACGTTATAATACAGACACAAGTGTTCTTGAATTTCGATCTACAGATTGGAAAACAATTACTCATTCTTTTAGTGATACTGGAACATCGGGTGCTATTAGTTTAATTAAAAGTGATGTTTCTGGTGATATTACATTAAAAAGACTTAAACAAGGTACTGGTGCAAGTTTAGTAGATCAAACAGATTATATAGAAATTCCAACCGGAGCGCCATGGACTTTAAATCAATCACAGAATTCTGACGGGCAAGTTTATACCGCTACATTTACATCATCAAGTAATACTGGAGAAGAAGTATTATTTGATAGTGCTCAGATAGGACCAACTAATGATAAAGCATGGTATTATGATGTTCGCTTTATAGGACGACAAGTAGGTGGTACATTACAAAATGCTTTTAAAGTAGAAGGTGTAGCAGATAACACAGGCGGAACACTAAGTATTGTTGGTACAAATGCAAAAACAACATATCAAAATTCAGCAACTCATTGGAATGCAGATATTATTGCTGATACAACTACTAATAAATTAAAAGTTATAGTTTACGGTGAAACAGGACAATCCGTAAAATGGAGTATATTTTTTAAATTACTAGAAGCATAATATGTACAATCCTCTTCCAGACGGCGTAACAATAAAGGACTCGGGTATTCATGGCCTTGGACTTTTTGCTACTAAAAACATTCCTCAAGGTAAAACGATAGGACAAATTCATTTCTTTGTAGATGGACAACCAACACGTACACCACTAGGTGCTTTTGGTAATCATTCAGATAATCCTAATTGTGAAAAATTTTGGGATTCTTTAGTAGATGGTTCGGGCTGGTATATTCGAGCAAAACGAGATATTGAAATTGGCGAAGAATTAACCTGGACTTACACGTTATATAAAATTGCTTGACTTTCTTGTTTCAAATATGTTATAATACTGTTTATGCAGTATAAATTTCCTTTGAAAAAAATTCTAGATTTTATACCTAAAAAAGATTCATTTAGTGTCAGAACGAGAAAAGATTCTCCAAAAGAGATTCGTTCTCGAGGCATTTATATGTTATTTTCACCGAGTTTTGGTATTTTTTATATTGGAATTAATGCTAGTGATAATGATGCATATAATACAGGAACACCACAAAGATTACGTCAACATGCTAGAAAATTATTAGGAATTACAAAACACGGTACAAAACAAACTAGGAATTGGGATGAATTCCGCGGTATATTTTTTACTAAAGATACATTAGATGATGTGGAGGTTATATTTACCCCGTACACGAAATTTACTAGTAAAAAGACTTTAGAAATGCATGAATCTCACCTAATTGAGGTTCATCAACCTCGGTGTAATTCCGGGGAATCTACCTAAAATTTAGGTAAATATAAACACGGTCAACGACACTTTGTTGATAACGTATGGACGGCGGTGCGAATCCGCCCGCCTCCACCAAGGGGGTACAACAATGAGTAACCAAGACCTGTTTTGGGCCTTTGTACTTTTATTAGGATCCGGAGGGTTAGTATGGATCTTAGATGTAGTATTCCGTTGATGGGGGCGACTTAGATTTCGACTGCGTTTTGAGGCATTGGAGAGACTGTATTAAACTTAACTGCAAACAACGCAGATTATAGTCCTAATTATGCAATGGCATTAGCCGCATAATTTAGCGAGTTTTTTAGGATTGCACTTGGGAACAGAAGCAATCCTACTTTAGGAGAAAAAGTAAATGGATATTATTAAAAACATATCGTCATGGATCAGAAGTTTAACCGAAGTAGGTTTGTCTATCTTGATGTTAGGCGTAGTACTTCAAATTATTTTTGGAGCAAATGTAGTATTCCTTCCTTTCGACATCCTGGGAAATGTAATCAGTTTTGTGAAAGCATTAGGTGGTGAAGGACTTGTTGGCTTAATTGCCCTTTGGATATTATGGGGTATATATAGCAAGAAGTAACAAGGAACTCTAAACCAACCCAGTCTGAGTCATGAAGACATGACTGGGTTTTCCTTTGTATGAACTTGTCTTATTATGTAAATAAAAATCAGGAGATTTTATATATGAGTTTTAAAAAACTTTGTGTAGCCGCCTTGATCTTTATCCTCGGAACAGGATGTATGACATTGATGGCAAAACAAGAGAAAAGACTAGTAGCGAAAGCAGAAGAAAAAATTATGAAACATTCCGAACCTAGGTATCGGAATACATTTATGGCATATACTCCAGAGGAGATAAAATGCATGGCAATGAATATCTATCACGAAGCTCGTAATGAAAGTTTAGCAGGTAAAGTTGCAGTACTTTTAGTTACTATGAATCGTGTGATAGACAAAAGATTTCCAAATACAATTTGTGGAGTAGTGCATGAGGGCAAACATAGGTATAATAGAAAAAAAGATGCGTATTATCCGATAAGAGACAGATGTCAGTTCAGTTGGTATTGTGATGGTAAAGATGACATACCAAGAAATAAAAGGGCATATGTTTATTCGATTGCATTAACAAAATATTTTTTAAAGCGATCGATGATGATTATTGACTTTACTGAAGGTGCCACACATTATCATGCCGATTATATTGATACACCTTGGTGGGCTAAAAAAGGTAGAGGAAAAACAAAAACAGTACAAATTGACACCCATATTTTTTATAGGTGGGATCAATAAATATACTAGTTGGTAATTATATTAGGACAGGAGACTATGAGTGTACGAGTACAGAGTTGTATTTTACAAAATAATAAACGGCGACCAAATGGATATGGTTTTAGATTTAGGATTTTATGTTCGCATAACTCAAAAAGTAAAACTGTATGGAGTTAGTATATTACCAGATAAAATTGATGACAGTAAGGATTTCCTTACTAAAACACTTGAGGGCAAAGACTTAATGTGCCAAATTGCTTTTTCCAAAAAAGGTAAGCAAGGAAGAAGTTTCGGTACATTATTCGCAAAAGAAAAAGGTACCGACAATTATGTTAACATAAATGAGTTATTAGTAGACCAACCATTTGCAACAACTCATTTAGGTATAACAGATAAATAATACAAAAGTTCGGAGATAGATCGTGAACGACGGATACATTGAACAATTACAACATCAAGGCGGAAAAGTAGATCGAAGATATAAAATCGCCTTATCAGCAATGTCAGCACCAGGTGCTAACGAAGGTACTGTATTCCATCAAAGTTCTCAGCAATTAGAAGCGGCAGGAACTTCAATGGATACAGAAAATAAACAACTCGCAGTAGAACGTGGAAATATGCGATGGAGAAGTATTATTGAACAGTTAGGTACATGTAATACTAATCTAGTTGAATGTTATTTTGCAACAGGAGCAACTATAACACATACCAATGGTGTAGCCACTGCTTTAGATATTACGGCAGAATTTAATGGCGAACCAAAATATTGGGATGGAAGTGCATATCTCACCGATACCGCGGCAGTTAAACGTGCAGTGGCAACCGCAATGGCAACCGCTAGAACTTCAAACAGATTGACCTACGCAAATATAACGGCTCGAACTGGAAAAGGTTTTCAACACAAAGTTGAAAGTGTTACGGCGGCGGCTGTCGATACAATTTCTAATATCGAAGCAGGCGGAGGTAATGCTAATATTGCAGTTACGGTTATTTCATAATAAATGATTTTTGCACTTTTTGTACTTTTTACGGCACTATGTATATCGGCAACGGCGGCCTACTATTCAATAGTGGGCCTAATGGCTATTTTCAGCGGTGCGGCTTTGTCCATCGCAATCATGGGTACAGTATTAGAAGTAGGTAAACTTGTTACTGCAAGTTGGCTTTATCAATACTGGCCAAGAATCCCCAAATTAATAAGATCCTATTTATT